TATTGCCATAAACCTGATCCATATCGAGGCTAGGTTCTGTTCTTGGGCCTGCCAGTTCGTTTGGCAAAGCATGTCCGGGCTGATACGCATCTGTAATCATCTGGTTAAGCTCATTACGACGACTAATTTGACGGTCGAGAGACTCTTGTCGTATAGATTCGTTTTGGTCTCGAATGCCTTGTCTTTCAGCCATCAATGCATTAAAGCGACTCTGAGTCGCCATTCTAGCTTGCCATTCACCTGCCATTATGTCCCTCCGCTCCATTGACCCCAATTATTAAACCCACTACTACCGCCTAATGAGGTGGAACTACCACCGGATGCGTTTGATCCGGCTGCATTACCACCACCACCACCAGATGGTTGTTTTGCTGCACCGCCCATGCCACCGCCCATCCAGCTAATTGCGACGTCATTAGCTGTTTTACCGACACTAGCCGAGGTTAACCATTGATTAATCAGGTTCTGATAATCCTGCTGGGCATTATTAGCAGCCATTTGTCCTGATGCCATACCCTGAGCTGATGCAAGTCCTGCCATAGCACCTGTTGCGTTTTGACCTAAGCCGACCCGCTGCATGTAACGATTAAATTCATTCTGGTATTCTTTTGATGCGCTTTGTTGGCCGTAGTCGCTAATCCCCCGTAAAGCATTTCCAGACATTAATCCACCTTTGGCGGCGGCTGAGTTCTCAAGGGTTCTATTGCCTTCGTTTAATCGCCATTGGTAGCTAGGATCAGAGCTTATATCGTCGCTTTTTTGTAGCCAGTTTTCAAAATCTGACAGTGAAGCCTGCCCAAAGTCATATTGTGGTTGCCAGTATCCCTTGGCCTCATTGAACCCTTTTTCTAATCTTTGGCGACCAAACTCAGCCCCTTTTCTTGCTCTGCGTCGGTTTTTTTTGAGCTGCATGAATGATAAAAATTGTGCCATTTTGTCTCCTAAACTGAATTACCTGAACCATCTACCCATCCTGACCCATCATACCAGACCATGTGCCCTAGTGTGGTGTCAAAATATTGGTGTCCTACATCGATTATGTTTACCGGTCGTTGTGCAGTCGTACCGGTTCCGTGGTCTTTCTTTAATGTTCTAAAAGCTGCCTGCATCCACTGAAACCATTTTTTAGCTGGTTTATTACTTAGTTCAATAGATTTATCAATACTCTCATCAAATGGCCCCTGTGGAGGCGCGCCTATCACCGGCCTATGTCCAGCGTAAGGGTTGCATCTGTAAAGACACGTTTAACCGGGTCTGAGATCGTTATCTCGCAGACGATATCCCGTCCGACTCCCAGCCTGCGCCATTGTAGTCTATTCCTGTATCTTCCGGTCGCCCCCATTTTAGCAAATGTCTGGGTTCCCCATGAATTACCGCCATCTTTTGATATTCTGAGTCCAGCCACCGGCTCAACGCCTTGCCCTGTTGCCAGTCCGGTTCCAGGTTCTAGCCCTAATTCAAGTTTCGGGAATCTGACCGTCATTTTGTCCTTATAAATATGGCGTCCACGCATAACCATATGTATATCTTCTCCGTTATCAGTAAGGGTAGTGGCTTCAAGTTTGTATAGTTTTCCATTTGAATAGTCTGAAACGATCACCTGATTTAGGTATGGAATACCTATCTCTGCCCTGTGGCGTTCGTCCTTCTTGTATCGTAATTCAGAAAAATAACCTGTCGATCCGTCCAATAACCATGACTTCTTCTCTGTTGGGAAATTAATCTGGTACATAGGATGTCCACCCAACAAGTATCCAAAAGCAGTCGCATCATTGACAGAGGTATAACTGTTCATAATGTAATCAAATTCAATGGTGCTCATTTTCCTGATGCCGTATCCGTCCAAGGCCATGACAGCGACCTCGCCCTCTCTATTTTGACACAGAAAAGCGTATGACCCATCAAACTTGGCAACTGACCATCTGGCGGCTAATCCATATTCAAGGTCTGATCCGATAGAACGAGCGTAAGGGAATCCAGCCCCGCCAATGTTGTCCCAAAACTCTGTTGTGTAACCACCAAATAAAACGATGGTGCCAAGATAATTAATAACCCTGATGATGTTGTCTGGTTGGCTCTCAGCCGTGGCAAAATTAAGGGCGTTCCATGTTGGCGGGTCGTTTATATCTGCTCCCTTGAACTGTCCTGTGCCGTTCTCATCGGTAAAAACTCTTAGCCCCTGGAAGGTGCAGGTATTAGGTGATGTGGGCCTGTTAGCGTCTGTGACAGCCGCAAACGTCGATGTAGAGGTACGGTAGGTATATATCTCTGCGCCATCCACAAATACGATGTAATCTCCGTCATCGGTTATATCTACCCGACCTGCTACCGTCCCGATTGTCCCTATTGAGGACACGACCCCGGCATTATTTATCTCATAACACGTCCCACGATGAACGCCATAAAACTTTGAATTTCCAGGGAAGGGGTGAAGACCCCGCCATGGGGTATCCCCTTGGTCTGCAAATAAAGTCAGCCCAGGTGTCCCGTAAATAGCAACATTGGTGCGGTCTTTTTCAGTACTAAACTCGTAATAGCAATTAATCAGCGTATTTGCTGAGACATTGGGAGACTTAGACTGGAGGCCAAGACCGAATAAGGAAACCTCATTAATCACGGTGTACCAGCCTCGATGTCTGAACGACCACGGGCATTTAGGACATAAGCAGCCTCAATCGCAGCAAATATTGGTCTTGAGTTCATGCGTTTAAGGGCTGACAGTGAATTGTCAGCCTCTCGGATAACTGATGCAGGGGCAGGAACTTGAAAGACTGGCTCTAACGCCACAGCCAGGTTATTTTCGATTGCCCACTGGAAACCGGGCGGTAAGCTCATATCTGTGGTTAGACCTGAGAAATTCTGTATTTGTTGGGTCGAGTTTAGTTTTAACGTCATGCTCGTACTTGGGACTGGATAGACATATAAGACACCAAGCGGGTAAGCAGGGTCATAAAATAGTTTGCCAGGGAATGTGGTGGTATCTGATTTTGACGGGAGGGAGTCGTAAGCTGCCCGTGACCGTAAAATATCGACCGGGACATCAATGTTGTTTGAATCTCTGAAAAACGTCCCTTCTTCTATTCGGATGGGACGCGTTGTAGCAAAGTCCCCACCTGAGCCAATGGTTTGTGAAGTTGCGTTGCCTGTCCATGTAAACGTCTCTTGCTGTATCTGATAGACCAATAGTTTTTTAATTGACCAGTATTCCAGCATGGAATTAAGGATCGATAAGCTGTCATTAGCCTCATCTGCTGTCAGGGCTTCTCCTGACTGCTTGGCCCCTAGTTTTAAGGCTGCGGCTTCGATTAAATCATTTGCTGTGGGCATTCTACAAATCCTTTATGAAACACAAGTTATTTAGCCCCTTTAGCAAGGCCAAGGGACATCGCCTTTTCTAAAAATGGCTCGAAATCATTTACAGTATCGTAGACAGGGTCAAGATTCATGCTTTTCATAATTTTTATATAATCTTTATCTGTTATTTCTTTGTAATTTGGCTCCATTCCCATTTCTTTCCATGCTGATAATCTATGACTACCGCTGTATGCTTGATCCCCTTGGATCAGGACGGGTGGCAAATCTTTTCCTGATTTTAATGTTTTTATCATGCCTTTTAGTTTATTTATATCGAACGCACGATGAGGAGGATTAATGTACTTAGTTACGCCACCAAATTGTATTAGTTCCATAAAATCATCATTTGTCATATCACCTGATATTCCTGACATAAGTGCATTACTAAACCTACTCAGACCACTCATCAAATATTTTCCTCGTGCAACATCCCTTATATAATTTTTTATAGACTCTCCATATTGTGACCCCCAACTACTTTGTTTATCTGATAACGGAATGTCATACATTAATCCGATACCGCTTAAAGCATTGCGATTTGTGTTAATTGCGTTATCCATTCAATGCCTTTTTTATTCCGGCTTCTTTCATCGCATGATGAGGAGGCTTACCAAATTTATCTTCATAAAGCTGTTTCAAATCATCATCGATAGGGTTTTTAATGTTCTCAACCGATGGATAGCGTTTAATATCATAAAACTGTTCTTTTGTTACTGTTACCCAGCCATTTTTTTCGTTAAGTTTGGCTTCATTTGCATCATAGGCAATATGTCTGCCTTTGCCGTGGGTCATTTGGAAAATCATGGTCATAGTTCTCTCCTAAAAAAGACGGCCCCAAAATGGAGCCGCCATCCTATTAAAAGGTTGTTTAACTAGTTGTAAATGGTGTAGCTAAAGTGCCTGTACCAAACAGAACACCGCTAACTGCCCACTGAGTTGTTGATATAGCTGTCAGCCTGAAAGTCTGGCCTACCAGCCCGCCCGTTGTGGAACCATTTGAATCTATTGCAACATGAGTCGTGCCGTTAGCAACGAATGAATCGCCACCTTCTGCAACTGCCGTGGACGAACTGTCAATACCACCGACAATGAACTCACTAGCGATCGTCTTGGTAATGATCTTGTGAGTATCACTTGTAGTGACAGAAACAGACGTAACAAAATCAAATGACATACCAATTACAGGTGTAGGCAGTGTGACAGTGATTTGTGTGGCAGCATCCATGATAATGACAGAACCAGACTCAGCAGGGTTTAACTGTCGAGTGGTCGTACCAATACTCTGGATTACTTTCTTATGCTGGCCGGGTGCTACATTCCCCTCTGGGGAGTTATAGCCTAGTTGTTCAAGTGCCATAATTGCTCTCCTTAGTTGGTGATTTTACAGCCCCATTGAGGTCTGATTGCGGCGAAACCGTATAAAATGTCTATACGAGTGATGAGTTCATCGTTTCTGATGTCTGATGCCTGCCAGCAACGTAAACTAATACCGTCCTTTGTTTTAGTAACACTGGTAGCAGCATCGCCCATGTGAGGCAGGGCTGCTGTGGCAAAAGTATATGCGTCTTTATGATACATCAGGTTTTTGGCGTAACCCA